AAAGAAAAATGGGCGAAATGGATTGAGGACGAAATTCAATCCGAACTTAAAAAGGCGGGATGGTAGTCTATGGCGGACATAATCAAAGAAATCGATACGATAAGTGATTTATTGGCGACTGTAGGCGTTACTCGCTTTTATAAGCAGGACTTACCACTAAATTACGTTGCTAATACGATTGGCATACGATGGCAAGGCGATAGCGACTCAGATTTTACGCAAGCAGCCTACGAAATCAGCCGACCGTATCAAGTTATTTATTTCGGAAATAGCGAAGTAGATTGCTTAAATAAATCGAAATTAATTAGCGCTAGTTTGCGCGATCATCTCAAGAAGAAAGTAAAACTCCGAGGCTCTAACGACTTTATAACGTTTGAGTCTTTTTCTATGTCTCCGACTTTTAAAACGGAAACGGACGGAGTATATGCGGTTGTTGGCGTTCTTAGCGTTTCAATGCTCGAAGCTTATACGCAACCGACATATGAAAAAATGCAAGAGATTCACGCGGCAATTATCAAAGGAGGAATTTAATTATGGCGAATGGTGGTCAGTGGGAGGCTACGTCTTTACCTGTGCGTCCTGGTCTTTATATCAATTTCCGTGACGCAGCTATCGCATCCATTACGGGTGGCTCACGCGGAACAGTAGCAGTACCGATTTTTACGTACTCAGGCGGAACAGCCGTAGCAGGCAAGTTTTATACGATTGAAACCGTTTCAGACGGAATTGATTTAGTTGGTAACGCAAATGCAACGCCAATTACGCGAATTTTAGAAGGTGGCGCAAAAGAGGTCTTAGTTTACGCAGTGCCGGCGCTTGGTGAGGGTACAGCAACGGAGCAATACGCTAATTTGCGTGACGCACTTTCGGTACAAGACTTTAATGTCTTTGTATACCCGACTGTAATCGATGCTACAGAGCAAACGGCTACTAAAGCATGGGTAGCGAATTGTCGCGAGGAAGGCAAGCACTTCATGTACGTGGCTGGCGGAGACGAAGCGAGCGATGCGGATATTACGGCAGGCAATGCGCGTTCAGTTATTCTAAAGGACCCGTACATCGTCAACCTAGTAACTGGCGTAATCTTAGCGGACGGTACCGAAGTTCAATCGGCTGATTATGCGGCTTATATTGCAGGCTTAATCGCAGGCACACCGATTAACAAATCGATTACTTACGCTGAGTTACCGATTGCTGACGTTACTTTACGACTTAAAAACTCGCAAGTAAATACAGCGTTGACTAGCGGCTCACTCGTAATCATCAAAGACGGCAACAAAGTCCGCATCGAGCAAGGCGTAACTACCGATTCGAACGCTACTGAGCGTGGCAAAATCCGTACAACTCGCGCTGAACAGGCTGTAGCAACGGACATTCCAGCGACAGCACGCGATTCATATATCGGTAAAGTCGACAATAATCCGAATGGACAAGCATCGTTAATCGCCGCAATTAAAGCGTACCTGGAGCTGATGGAGACGGATAACGTTTTAATGGATCCGGAAGTTGCGCTTGATCCTCGATATAAATCGGAAGGTGACAAAGTATTTATCGCAGTTGCCTATACAGAAGTAGACAGCATGGAACGTATTTTCCTGACGATTACTGTTTAGTAGTCGTCTTTTTAACGCAAATATGACGCAGGAGGTAATAGCGGATGGTTATGAAATCGACAGATGCCGTAAGTGGTACATTCGGTAAGTTAATTCTCGACGGCGAGTGGCTTACGAACGTCTACGGTGTAGAAGTTAATGGAGAAGTAAATTACGAAGATGTCAAACGTTCAGGCACGCGCGCCAAAGGTAAAAAGGCGATGGACTACGAATTTACTGGAACGATTAAATCTTACAAAATGAGCAACGAGTTTGCGAAGAAAATCGGTCAGATTACGGATGACAAGAAAGGCGCGTTTGTGACGGAGCTTATCGTAGCTTTAGAGGATCCAGAAAACGCGCCAGTGGGTGCCGAGAAAATTCGCATCAAAGGCGTGCAGTTTACGAATATTCCGGTAATCAACTTTGAGCACGGCTCGTTGGTTGAGGAAGAATTGCAGTTTGTCTGCGAAGGTTACGAATACATCACTACTTAACGCAACTTTGACGCAAGGGCTACGGCTCTTAGCGTCTTTTAAATTCGAAAATAAACTCAAATAACGGAGGTTTTATATATGGAGGCACAAAACGCATTACAAGCATTACTAGGAGCAAAGCCGGCGGCAGAAATTACAGATCAGGTGAAAATTAAACGTTTAGGTGCGGATTTTACGATTAAGGCACTTACTGGCGAAGATATCGATAAGATTCGCGATCAGGCTACTTATCCAGTAAAAAATGGCAAGAAGATGGAACAGAAGGTAAACGAAGAAGAAGTATCCCGCCTACTTATCGTTAAAGCAACAGTTGAACCTAATTTTTCTAACGCCGATTTACTTAAACATTTCGGAGCAGCAGACGCCGGAGAGTGCGTTCAAAAAGCGCTATTAGCCGGAGAAATCATGTCGTTGCAAGACGCAATTTTAACGTTATCTGGATTTAATGATGAGGAAGAAATCGAAGAAGCAAAAAACTAATTAAGGCGGATCTTGAGTCGCTCTTGTTACACCGTATATGGCAAGACAAACACAAGCTTCCGCATGAAATTTATTCGTTAGATAGACGTCATAAAAACTTCATCTATGCGTCTGAATTGCTCGTTATCGAGGAAGAAGAAAAGGCGGAGAAAGAAAGGGAGAGACAACGCCAGAAAGGAGGATAACGTATGGCAATTAATTTAACAGCCGTGTTTAAGGTGCGTGACCAAGGGAGCTCGCAATTGCGCCGAATACTCAATATGATGAACCGCATGACTAGTTCTGGGCGGTCAGCAGGCGAAAGTATGTCGAGAGCGGAGTCATCGACTAGACGTCTTGGGCGTGCGGCATCTTCGGCATCAAATAGCATGAACGGATTCTCCACGCAAGTTAGTCGATTGCACGTAAGTTCTAACGGGCTGAGCGCGTCATTGAGCGGAATGCAAAGCGCGTTAGTCGGATTGGCAGGCGCGTATTTAACGGCACAAGGCGCAGCTAAAGCGTTCGACGCGACGATTGGCGCTGCAGCACGCTATGAGCAGTCAGAAGTCGCGGTTAAGGCGATATTTAATGACGATAAAAAGTCTAGCGCTTATATGGATATGGTCGATCAGAAAGCGATTGATAGTCCGTTACTTAACTCTACCGACATGCTTTCGTCGTCTAAAGGTTTAGTAGCGATGACAAAAGACGTTAAAGACCTTGGCGAGGCGTGGTCCATCATCGAGAAATTAATGGTACTCGACCCAACACAAGGTACGGAAGGCGCAGCGTTTGCTTTAAAGGAAATGTGGCAAGGCGATGCTCTTTCTATGGTTGAGCGTTTCGGTCTAAATAAAGGCGAGCTTAACAAAATTAAAAAGATGAACATACCGCAACAAATCACGGAAATTAACAAATTGCTTGATGGTATGGGAATTACCGAGAAAACAGTTAATGCGATGGGACAGACAACTCTCGGATATTGGGCGCAAATTCAGGAGCGTGCCGGTAAATTCATGCGGCAAGTCGGAAAAATGGGTAACTCCAAATTAGGCGATACATTAGGTAAAATTGTAGAAGCATTTGACAGCGCAGATTTAGACGGAATAGCAGCGAAACTAGACGAAAAGTTAGCGAGTATAGTTGATAAAGCGATAGCATTCGGTAAATTCGTATGGGAATGGCGTGAGCCAATCATGTACGTTGTTGGAGCACTTACCGCAGCTATGGGCGCATTTGCCGTAGTTGGAGTTATTGCCGCACTAGCGAATCCAATCGCATTAATCGCCGCAGGAATAGCCGCCGCCGCAGTCGGGATCAAAGCGCTTTACGACAACAGCGAAGCTTTCCGCGGAGCAATTGACGGAATCGTATCAAAAGTATCCGAGCTATGGAGCGCATTTAAATCCGGCGGTGCGACTGGCTTAGTGAGTGCGCTATTCCCTCCGGATATTGCAACGAAAGTAAACGGAATTATTGAAGGGATCAAGACGAAAGTATCCGAATTGAAGAATGCGTTTAAGACTGGCGGTGTCGGCGGAGTATTCGATAACATCTTCGGAGATGGCTCGTTCGAATCGATTAAAACGAAATTCGAGGAAGTCAAAACGTATATTGCCGAAAAAGTGACGCAATTTGCTCCGATTTTCGAACAACTGGTAACAGCGTTTTCTACGGTATGGAGTACGGTTGGTTCGATTATTTCGAATGCATGGTCAGTCATTGAGCCGTATTTAAGTGGCTTTTGGAACATGCTTCAAGTTATCGGAGATGTTGCGATGATGGTATTTAATTACGTCATTGCACCCGCAATTTCGTTCCTAGCTCAGTTATTCTCGACTTTATGGGCGATTGCACAACCGATTCTTACCGCACTAGGCATAGCTTTCGAGGCACTATCTACTGTAATCAAATGGTTATGGGACAACGTATTAGCGCCATTTGTCGAGTTTATCCTAACCGGCGTTAAAAATGCGTTAGATAGCTTCTCAGGCGCACTCGCAATCGTTCAAGGATGGTTCGAAACGCTTGGCGGTTGGGTACAGACGGCATACGGATATGTTAAGGATTTTATCGGCTATCTAGGTTCCGTAAAATTGCCG